TCACTCCCCATTGAGAGATCATCTTTTACCAGATTATAAGGGTCATCGTAAAAATATATCATATGATAAGGAATCTTTATTTAAACAAAAGGCAGTCATTATGAAAATCCTGCGTATGCTAAGAATTAAATACTTATTTGATAAGAATAATTATACTGGTTATGAAGGTGATGATTTCTTAGCATACCTATATTTTAAAAAGGTTAATAGAGAATGTTTGGTAACAATAGTATCTTCCGATAAGGACTTTAATCAGTTACTTACAACAGGTAGAGTTAAGATATTTAATCCAAGGAAAGAAGAATATGTTAGGCAAAATAACTGTAAAGAATTATTTGGATACACTCCATACGAAACAGTCGATTACCTTTCTCTTGTGGGAGATAGTTCTGACGATATACCTGGTGTTCCTGGTATTGGTCCTGTCAAAGCTCGTAAGTTCTTGGATAAGTGGCAATCAATAGCTAAGTATTTGGAGCTTAATGATGATGATAAGATGAGGGAGGTGTATGAAAGGAATAAACAACTTATTGATTTGAAGTGGTTTATAGATAACCACAAGTTAGATATTGATAAAGTACTAAAAACATATACTCGAGGTAAAATTAATTATAATAAATTTAGGGAGGTATGTATAGAGTATTCATTTAACTCCTTCATGACTGATATATTTATTGAACCGTTTAAAAAGTTATTAAAATGAAAAGTCCGAATCGTATAATGTTTGCTGGGCCTTCTGGTATTGGTAAAACCACTCTAGCTAAGTTTGTAGAAAGTATAGGTGGTGGAGATAATCCTGTTTGGTCATTTATATCTGGTAGTGTATCTGATTTATTACCTCAGACAAAAAGTGAATTACATAAAGATATGTTATCACATGATAAGAAGGAATTATATACTCAGGATTATCAGATACTAAACCTTAGAAAAAAATTATTTGAGGGTCAAGATAGTTTTGTATCTGATAGGAGTTTTCTTGATTCTGCTGCTTATTTTTTATATAAACAGGCAGATACCATACCTCAGTGTGAGATGGATTATTTTTTGGAATTATGTAAAATGTGTTTATGTCAATATTGCGATAAACTCATAGTACTTAATTTTACTCCTTATATGGTTGATAATTGGGTGATGGAAGATAATAATAAACGAATTATGAACAAATACTTTCAAGCTGAAATATCTTCCATAATGTTGATGATACTTGAAAATTGGGGAGTAGTATTTAGTGATACTATCACTTTAGATAACGTTGGTATTTTTAAATCAGAAACTTATAGGTATGGAGGTTATATATTGGGTACTTTAGAATCAATATATGGTAATTTAGATATATTATTGATAAATGAGCCTGTATTAGATATTAGGGAACATATTATTTCAAAACAATTAGGTGTGAAGATTGTATGGCCAAAGGAGAAGTAATAGCAATGAAAGATAATATAAATGGACGTCCTGGATATTATATATCCAGGACTGGTTTAGTTTATAGTAGATATGATAATAAGGGTAGGTTAACTAATAAGTATAAAAAACGTAAATTAATTAAATCCACTAATGGTTACTTAAAGTGTAGTTTTTGTATACGTTCTATGGGTATAAAAGATCAATTATATGTACATAGGCTAGTAGCTGAAACTTATATACCTAATCCAGATAATTTGCCCGTAGTAATGCACTTAGATAATGATAAAACAAATAATAAAGTTAGTAATCTTAAGTGGGGAACCTATGAAGAAAATAATATACAAGCTTATGAAGAAGGTAGACATTTACCAAAAAAGGCTTTAATAGGGTATGTTATATCAGATTTACATTTAGGTGACTATCAAAAGTGGCCTACTAGGATGGATTCAGGTTTTAATATATTAAACTATATGTATAAAATGTGTATAGAACACAATGTACCTTTATTTCATTGCGGAGATCTCTTTCATAAAGATAGTATTTCTGTTAATTTTCTAGATGAAGTTATCAATAGGTTTAGTAAATTTACAGACCCAAATTTTGTTATGTATTATATCTCTGGTAATCATGGTTCACCTTTTATTAATAAAGTAGGATCAGTACCATTATCATTAGAAAATACTATTTCAAAGGTTTTTAATTGGATGGTATGTGTGGATTTTAAAAAGTTTAAGTTTAGGAATAATGGTTTTTATGTATATGGAGTACCTTATGTTGATCATAATAATGGTGTAAACGATTATATAAAAAACTTAAATGTACATAGTGGGTTAAAAAATATATTATTATTACATACAGATTACCCTGGAGCAAAAGATACAGATGGTAGAGTTATAGATTCAGTAGAAAACCTTAATATCAATTTATTAAACAGGTTTCAATTAACCCTAATAGGTCATATTCATAAACCTCAAAGACTCGGTAAAAAGGTTTATATGGTAGGAGCTCCTTATCAACAAAGGCGTACTGATCGTAATTGTAGTTTGGGTTATTTAAAGATTTATTCTGATTGTTCTGTAGAATTTGTACCTCTTAAAGGTTATCCTAAGTTTATAGATGTATATGATGAGTCTGAAATTAAAGATGATGGCAATTATTATACAGTTATACCGAAGCCTACTAGTAAAATTATAGAATCTGAACATAAAATTACAAAGCAACTTACTAAAAAACAACTAGCACGTCGCTATATGAAGCAAAAAGGAGATAAAAATAAGACTCGGTTGAAATTATTAACTAAGGTATTAACTAAAGGTGAAGAATTATGTTAACATTTTTATCAATAGTCATAGAGGGTTTTAGGAGTATAGCTGAATCTACTTATTTACAGCTTAATACTCCTGGGATAACCTGGATTAATAGTCCTACTGGTAGTGGTAAATCAACTATTTTCTCTGCTATCACTTGGTGTTTGTATGGTAAAGACTTAAAAGGTGTATCAGAGGTTAGAACTTGGGAGAAATTACGTCCTAAAAATTATCAAGGAGTGTGTGTTACCATAAATTATCAAACATCGAACGGAGTATTTAAGGTAATACGATGCCAAGATTATAAGTTACCATTAGAAGATGGTAATAAAGGAGGTAATCGTTTAGTTATGTACCAAGATGCTTATCCTTTAGATATAAAAGGTAAAACTAAGATACAAAATGAGATAGAAAAATCAGTTGGATTAACTTACCAACTTTTCATTAATTCTATCATGTTTGGTCAAGGTCTCAAAAGACTTATTCAGGAATCAAATACTGATAAGAAAAAACTTTTTGAGGAGGTATTTGACCTTAATTTTTTAAATTTAGCAAAAGGTATAGCAAATGACGAACGTAGGGATATACTTGTAGAAGCAAATGAAGTCGAAAATAAAGCAAAGCAACTTAAGCATCAGATTGAAGAATCTAAGAATACTTACTTCGAATTACGAGAACGTGAAAGGTCCTGGAAGGCTACAATTCATAGACAGCGTAGAGAGCTTAGAGAAAAACGAGTTGAACTCACTAGAAGACTTCAGGAAACACAACGTGAACTCAAAGACACTGTTGAAGCTACTCTCGACAGTAAGATTTCTAGAACAGAATCCAGGCTTATCTCTATATCTAAAAGATTGAGTAAGGCTAAAGGTGACACCAAGCTTGACCTAGAGGACTTTGTAACAGAAATCCTAAAAATGCTAAAAAGTAAAAAGTACCAATTGGCGTATAAAAAATTACAAACCTTACACGCTACATTTAAGGAGATCACGGAATGTCAAGAAGAAAAAGAAGAGCTTATCAAGAAAAAACTTAACCTTAAGCAGATAAAAACTAAATATAGTTATATTAATAAGACTTGTAATACCTTAGCGGACAACATATGCGAAATAGATGAACAAATACAAGAGTTAGAAAATGAAAAACAAAAGGTACTATCTCCAAAATATAAGAAGGCTTGGGAAAAATATCGTAAAAAGCTTAAGAAGATAGATGAAGATTATCACAACAAACTTGGAGAATTAGAAAATTATGATTGGCTTATTACTGAGCCACTTGGAAATAATGGGATTAAGGCATACCTCTTCGACTCTTCTCTCGATTTACTCAACCATGTATTAGAAAGTTATTCAGATATCCTTGGATTTAGAGTATCTTTCGAAGTTGACCTCGACTCTGCAAGAAAAGAATTCGTCACTCTTATCGAATCAAATGGGATTATCATAGAATATGATGAGCTTAGTGGAGGAGAACGTTCATTGGTTAATTTAGCCATGGCTTTAGCCATGAATGAGGCACTCACGGCCGCTAGAGGTATAAATTTAGCTTTCCTAGATGAAGTATTCGAAGGAATTTCTGATGATGTACTTGAGGTAGCTATAAACCTTATAACTAAGGTATTTGAGAATAAGAATCTATTTTTAATATCTCATCATCAGTCGTTACCTCTACATAAGGCTAGGATTATGCAAGTTGTTAAACAAAATGGCCTTTCGAAAATTGTTATTTAACTATATCTAATATGTAAATCAAAAACGTATTAGAAAATGGCAAATTCGAAAAAGAAGGGAAATCGATTCGAAAGGGTCGTAGCAAAGTATTTTACAGATTGGTCTGGGTTTAAATTCGGTAGAACTCCAGGATCTGGTAGTTTTCATAATAACCGAGATTTAGGCTCAGACCTAATTTGTAATGATGATAAACATAAAAATCGATGCTGTATTTCCATCGAATGTAAGAACTATCAAGATATTCGTTTTGAACATGTACTTCTTGGTAATAAACGTTGTAAGATTTTTTCTTTTTGGGATCAGGCTTCTAGGGATGCTAAAAGAACTAAAAAATTCCCAATATTGTGTATGAGGTATAATTCTATGCCAAGGGGAGAATTCTTTTTTGTGGTTAACGAATTAATAGCTAGCTCAATATTGAACGTTCAAGATTTAGCTAGTAACCCTATTAATAGGGTTATGACTATTGGAGCTCCAGAGTTAATGAATTTGAATTCTCCTACCATTACTTTATATGTGTTCATGGCTTCAGAAATAAAAAATAAAATAGATTATATGAGGTTACATAAACATTTACGTAAATCGGTTAAAGAATATTATAAGTAATATGAAACATACTCATTATTCATACTGTATCTTCTATTTAGAGGAAAAGTATTATAAGGATATTAATAAAGATCTTAAGGATAATGGGTATAGGCATGTGAGGGCCATTGTACCTACTATCAAGTTTATAGACCATCAATCAAGTAGAGGTAGGTATATAGATACAGAAGTACCTATTTTATTTAATTATGGTTTTATGAAAGTACCGACAATTAATGTGTTTGATAGGCAATATATGGCTAAAATGAAAAAGAGTATACCTGGTATACGAGGTTGGTTAAGAAATACAGAAACTTTACACAGGGGTAGAGGTAAAAGGCCCAGAGTTGATAATTTAGATGTATTTGATGACTTTTCTCAAATAGCCATGGTATCTAGAAATGAGGTAAGGCGTTTCTTAGCTATAACCAGAGAAAATTCTAGGCTTAAATTCGATGACATAACTGCTTTACATATTAATGATTTTATAACTCTTAGACACTACCCATATATTGGAGTAGATGCCATAGTTAAGGAAATAGATTGGGAAAATCAAAGAGTAAGATTATTAACCTATCCAGAAACTTATAAAATACTTAGCTGGTTACCAATTGAATTAGTAATCTATAGTGTTTATGAGGATTTTGATCCAAGGAAACTATTAGCAGATCAACAAAAGGGTGATTTAAGTAGAGTTACTAATGATCAGGTAACAAAAATACCAAATAAGAAACATCTTAAGACTAAAAGGTTAAACTATCAAAAGTAAATATTATGGCAAAAATGACATCAGCTCAATCACAGGCTTGGAGTTGCTTAAAACCAATAGAACAGCAATCTTTGTTTTTACAACTTTCAGAAGGTAAATCTTCTTGGGAAGCCGGTAATGTTTTAGGTATTACTCATTATAAGTATATCGAAATAAGAGAGAGATCACAAAGGTTTTTTAAGTTGTTTACGGATTTCTTTGAGGAACATGGTAGTATTTTTAGACCAGATAGCCCATGTGAACCCCAATTTAGGGATTTCATAGAAGCTTGTATAGAAAAGAGATTAAAATATAAAGATGCTGTATTAGCTTCTGGGGATCCTTCTAATGTTGTACCATGTGTAAATCAACGTAGTATAATAAGGAATATGGAATTACTACAGGAATCCGATGATCCTTGGGATATCTGTACAAGAAGACTTATTTTTGAGTTTGATAGATGGAATAATCACCGTATATTGCCAAGGATGTTACAGCAACCAAGTGCATTCAAAAGGCGTGAAAACAAGAGAGAAAAGATACTTCTTAAGTATATTCTTACTCGTAATCCAGATTTTGTACTAGAAAGGATTAGGGAACGTTGGTTTTATAAGGTAAAACCTTCTAAGAAAGCATATTGGGTGGCATTGATATCCAAGAACTTATATACTGATGGATACTATCTTCTTAAGATAAGACCAGAAGAAGAAGTAGTAAAAGAACTTTCTAAATTCTATCTTTACATATTCGATAATAGAGAAGATGCAGATACTTATGGGTTCTTGGCAACTCAGTATCAAGATAGAACTTCTAGTATAAAATTATCCCAGAAGTTTTGGCCTGAGTATAGGGAAATTATACATAAGGCTGTTAACTACAATGAGGTAAATAATATGGAGTGCTCTACACATCACTTGGATATGGCTTATAACCAGCATAAACCTGGGAAAAGGTCTAGAAAGAAGAAAAACAATAACCCAGGTGAACAACGAGTACCAACCTCAGAATTTTATAAAAAATAGATATAAAAATTTGCATATATAAAAAATAATATGTAATTTTGCACCGATAAAATTTAATAATAAACAAAAGATATAACAACATGGCAAGAAACTCAACAACAAGTCTAAAAAAGTCAAGAGGTAAATATGAACTCCTTGGATCCATGAGATCAGGAGGAGGTTCAATGACTTACAAAGACATCAAGAGGCAAGCCATTATCCTTGGTATGCCTTTCCCAGATGCCACTGGGAACAGTATTGGTGCTTTACTTAATTATATTAACAGCACAAGTAATGAACCGGATCCTTCCCTCATTGATAAATACGATGAGTGGATGGACTTCCAACTTTCAGAAAGGGGATATGCGAAGGATGATCCACTAAGGAGTTCACGCCTTCGTCTTGGGTTTCTTGGAGAAGAACAGGAAGATGGGTCTAGAAGATCTAAGCGAATAAAAGGAGTTAAGAAACCTAAGGAAAAGAAGAAAAGACAGAAAGATGAACGGGGTTTAGTTGTAGGTACTAAGAAATCTTATACTTTCGAACTTACTTCAAAGGGTTATGATTTAGAAAGAGTAACTAGGAGAGTTTTAAAGAAGTTTCCTGATGCTAATGCTAAATCAATATCTCTCTGGTATAGGAAAGCAAAACGGGGAGTTAAGTAATGGTAAAGCTTAAAAGGGATGTAGATAAGGTATATTCTAAAGCAATATATGCCTGGTCATACCATACTAACTACAGTTACAGGCATTGCCGAGCAGTGACAGAAAAAAGTTTCTATAAGAAGAAATACTGCCAAATACCATTTTACTCTAGAGTACATGCCAAACATATCCTAGTCTCTTTGTACGGAGTTGATGCTCTTAAATATGTACATTTTGTATCTGGTAAAAAACTTAGGGCACATGGTATGAAAGTTTTTAAACAACAAAAATATCCTTATGAAGTTTATTTTGGTGAACATGGTATACAGAATGAATCATACATTAAATCAAAGAAAAAATATGAAATACGTCATATATATTGGGGATCCTTAAAGAAATATATATACCCACCAGAGTTTATCTATGATAAACATAGGAGAAGGTATTTTGCAGTTCTCTTACAGAGAAAAAGAAATCAGGGTATAACTAAGTTTAATAAATGGTATAAACAACAATTTTATGGTAGTAGACAGGGAATATCTAAGAAGCATCTCCAATCAAAGAGAAAAGAGATTAATGATGCTCTCTTACAGGAGATACCATCGCTTAAACCGACTTCACGGAGGTATAGGACTGGTGATATTTGATAAGTATAAGTCAGATTATACTCCAAAGATATGGGCTTATGCTTTATCTTTATATTCACATCAGAGAATTATAGAGCCTTTTAAAAAGTATCACTTTGATGAAGCGGTTAAATGGGAAAAGGCCTGGGATAAGATATGGGCAAGATTACCTTATGTTCATATAGAATTAACCGAGGATCAAATTGAGAAACAATTAGAATTTATGGGTTATATGAAAGACTTGAAAACCCATAGTCTATATGCTTATGTTTCTAGTAATAGGCAAATAAATGGTCATTGGTGGGTTCATCCTAAGAAATATACCGATAACATTTCTGCAATTGAAAAAAGACCATCTATCCCATATATCTATGATAATTGGGATTCATATGCCCTAGAAGGTTATACTAAAATATTAAGACATGGAACAGAACATTAGATTTCATAATCATTCAATATGGCCTGCAAAGGTTATAGTTGTATGCCCTGGAATACCAGATGAGCATAAAACAATTGCCTCTCAGCAAGAGATGAATCAACTTCTAGAAGAGGTAAAACTATACAACTCTGAAAATGAAAATCAGAAACGGATTATATCCATATAATTTTAATTAATTACAAATTTTAAACATTACAATTATGGCAAACAAAAAGGCAAAGAAAGCTGCTGAACCCAATGAGGTTGCACGCTTTGATCTCGGAAATGGTATGGTTCTCGTTAAGTTTGATAACGGTACTTATCAGTTGATTATTTCTGGAATCGATGGATCCGCTCTCGAATCAGCATTTACTTCAGACTCTGACGACGACGACGACGATGACGACGATGAGGACGATGAGGACGACGACGACGATGAGGACGACGATGAGGACGACGATGACGACGATGAGGACGACGACGATGAGGACGATGAGGACGACGACGATGATGAGGACGACGACGATGATGAGGACGACGACGATGATGAGGACGACGATGATGACGACGATGATGACGACGACGATGATGACGACGATGATGACGACGACGATGATGAGGAAGTCACCGCTGAATCTCTCGCCGAAATGGATTTCGAAGAACTCGAAGACCTCTGCGACGACAAAGAACTCGAAACCTCTCATGA